CGCCTGCCGGTAAGGGTCCATATCGCCATAGAGCGTGCCGAGACCAAGGCGCCGCTGCGAGCGCATCTGGTCATTGGCCAGCGCCTGCTGTGCGACACTCGACAGGAATCCACGGTTGTTGTTCACCGCATTCATGTTCGCCTCTTGGTTCGCCATCTGGGCGTTGAGCAAGAACTGACCGAGCGTCGTGTCGCGCACTTGGTTGAGGCGCTGTGCGTCCATGCGTGCCGCTTGGTTGGCGAGGGCGGTCTGCTGGGCGAACTGGGCGTCTGTCTGGCCGCGCGTCAGGTCGCTCGCTTGGTTGAGGCGCTGTGCGTCCATCATCGCTGCCTGATCCGCGAGGGACATCTGACCGGCGAGGGCTTGGTTGGCCAGTCCTGCGCGCATGAATGCGTCTTGGTTGGCCAGTCCGGCCTGCTGCTGAAGCTGCGCGTTGGTCTGGCCAACGGCAAGTCCGGCTGCTTGATTCAGTCGCTGTGCGTCCATCGCTGCCGCTTGGTCGGCGAGGGACATTTGCCCTGACATCTGTTGGTTGGCCATCGCCGCACGCATAGCCGCCTCTTGGTTGCTGAACTGGCGCTGCAAGTCTTGTCCCTGCACAGCGCTGGCAAAGGCGTTGTCCTCTGCCTGTCTGGCGCGGGCGTAGCGGTCGCGGTTCAGCAGCTCGGCAGCAAGACCAGCGCTTCCAGTCGCCATGCCGCGAGCAGCCATTCCTGAGCGTGCAGACTGCACTGCGTCACGCGATGCTTCGGCCGACAGGCGCCCACCACTCTGCGACCTTTCGATGGCCTGCTGCATGAGTGATCCCCCAAGAGCGCCCGCTTGAACGTCTTGCGCATTTATGTCGGCCACGCGGCGTGCATTGACGGCGTTGACATTGGCCACACCGCCCATCTGTGCTGCCGCAACGTCTCGGCTGCGCACATCGCCGACCCGCTGGGCATTGACTCCGCGAACGTCCCGCACCGGACCCATCTGCGCGGCGCTGGCCAGATTAGCGCGCACGTTGCGGATGTTGGTCGGCGCGGAGATTTGATCCGGCCGGTAAGACATGGCGCTGGCGCCAAGGGCGCGCATCTGGTTTTCCAGCGCGCTCGGCCCCATGTCGCGGCCCATCTCATCGAGGATGGTCTGGCGGGCGAACTGGGAGTATTGGTTGTCGAGGTTGCGCGAGAGCTGGTCCGCGGTGCCAAACTGCATGCGGATATACTCGGGATACAGGCGTTTGATCGCCGCTTCTTCCTCTGCGCTTTGGGCGCGGGCCACGCGAATGCTCGCATTGGCCATTGCATCGTAGTCAATCGGTGCCGGTGCGGCTGGCACTGGTTGCGGCGCTGGTGCTGACGGTCTTCCTCCACCCATATTATTGTCCTCCTACTTTCTTAGTTAGTTGTTTCCACGAATAGACTCGCGGCTCAAAGCTCCCACGTCGGCACCATGCCGCGTATTGCTGCGGCCGAGTCGCCACACGCATAAACTCCCTAACAGGGTTTGTGTGGCCAACAGCAGCAGCCAGAGTGACGAACCAACAATTTGGCTCGCCGCTTTCAAAGACTTGCTCCTCCGCGTTCCATCGCAACTCCGAGGCCAGCAGAAAGACCTCCGGTGTGGCGTGGACTAAGCCGGACGACAAATGCTCGCCGACAACCTCCCAGAAGTCTTGCGTCGAGTGGTTGTCCCACCCTGTTTTTGCGCGTTGCCATGGCAGCATTCTTAGCCCTCATACATGATGTTGACCGAACCGGCGTCGAAGGTATCGGTGCCGTTGACGGTGGTGAGGCGGATGCGGTCGAGCGATCCAGAAAGCCCAGAGTGTTGCCCCGCCGAAGTCCATCCTGTCGAATTAGTGTTGCCAAAAGCTAAAGCGCCAGACTCGACCCACACATTGCTGCCCATCAATGATAGCTGAACAATGCCGACCGCATTGTTGGCTGCGCCAACGGGGGAAAATGCAATGAACCCTGCGGTGGATTGAGTGCTGCTTGACGGAGTCCATATCGTGCTGGAGTAGCCGGAAGATTCATAAGATCCCGAACCTATTCTAAGAAGATAGTTGCTGGTTCCGCTGGTTGATACCGCATTGAACATGACGGTAATGCGCTTCACCCAAGACGGAATGCCAGTGAAGTCGATGCTGGTGCCGCTGGTGGTGTTTTGCGCGGTGGCCAGCGTCAGGGACTGCGAGAGCTTTGCTGGGGTGACAGCACCATCCGCAATCCGCGCAATCGGCAGCGTGCCGGTGGTCAACTTGCTCGCGTCGATGTCGCTGGCGAGCTTGGCATTGGTCACATTGCCATCCACAATCTTCGCCGTGCTAACACTGCCGTCCGCGATGGCGCTGGCGGTTCCGGTCACGTTTCCGGTGACGTTGCCTGTGACGTTGCCGGTCAGGCTTGCCGTGATCGTTCCAGCCGAGAAGTTTCCGCTAGCGTCACGCGCCACAATAGCACTAGCCGTATTCAAGTTTGTAGCGGTGGTTGCGGAGTTAGAAACCTTTAGGGGAGTGGCAATCGTGGCCAATTTTGTGTCAACGATACCGGCTCCTGCGGCGACCTTGTCATTTGTCACGGCTGAATCCGCAATGGCGCTGGCAGTTCCAGTCAGGTTTCCTGTGACGTTGCCAGTGACGTTGCCAGTGAGCGGCCCGCTGAATGCTGTGGCTTTGACCGTGCCGCTGACTTCGAGGCGTTCTGTGGGACTGGTGGTGTTGATACCAATGTTGCCCGCGCTGGTGATGCGCATGCGTTCAGTAACTTCGCTTGAGCCATCAGCTGTTGTTGAAAATTCCAATCGTCCCGGCATGTCGTTTGTGCTTGGAGTTCCGTCGCACGCGCCATTGATGCGCGCCGCCGTAATCCCATTGACGGCAACGCCTTCATATCCGCGAAAAATAACTTGTCCGAGCGAATCCCCGCTTTGAACTATCGTCGGAGAAGCGAGCGCTCCTCTCGCTTTGAGCATAATTAAGGAACCAGCCTCAGCAGATGAATCTTGGTTTCGACGGACGGCAATATTGCTGTTTGGAGCAGATGCTGAATCGGACGTGATTTGAAAACCTGCGGCAGCGTTAAAGGCAGTTGTCGCGCCAGAAATAATCTGCCCAGCACTGTTTATGACTAACGGCGTAGCGTCAGGATTCGCCGAGTCCTCAACCACCAGCGCATTCCCACTGCCTTCCTGCGTGATGCGCACGGCATCCGTGGTGTCGTTGTGGGCGACTGTAAGTCTTGCGGTGGGTGACGTTGTGTTGATTCCTACGTTGCCTGCGCTAGTGACGCGCATACGTTCAATAGGCTGTCCAGCATGGCCCGCTGGCCTTGTGTCAATCCTCACGGCAGCGGGAACGCAGCCAGTTGTAACCGATCCGTCTGTTTGCGAAAGGATTCGCGCTCCAAGTATGTCTGAAGATCCGTCGTATCCAAAAAATTGAAACACTCCCAAGCTGTCTGTGCCAGCTACCGCGCCCCTTGATGCAGCGGTTCCTCGGCTGCGACTTATTGCAACTGCCGCATTTGCAGTGTCATTGCACCGGCGCACAAATATGTTGGCGTTTGGGGCCGTATTAGAGTCGGACGTTATTTGAAGTCCAGAATCGGGAGTAAGCGCCGTAGTTGCTCCAGAGATAATTTGACCAGAGCTATTGACCACCAACGGCGTCGAGTCAGGGTTTGCAGAGTCTTCGACTACCAGCGCATTGCCAGCGCCCTCTTGAGTGATCCGCAGCGCATCCGTTGAAGTGTTGCCGGTGATAACACTGCCCGCACCGGCAGTAAGCGCCTGCGATCCAAAGTTGGGATCAACCTTCGTCCCAGCAATCGCCGCATCGCTCTTGATGTCAGCGTTGACGATGTCCTTGACGTTGCGAGCCGCGTTGAGTTTGGTCGGTGTGACGGTGTCGCCGGACGTGAATGTGTAGTCGAATGATGCCATAGGTTAAGCTGCGTTTCTGGTTTCGGTCGGAGGCTGGCTCTTGGGGCTGGCCTCAATGCTGGCGGATCTGATTTCCGGCCGCCCACCGGATGTTTCGTAAATCACTTCAGCGCTATGCGCCTTGTAGCGCACCGGCGTCTTCATGTTGTAGTCCTCGGCACTGGTTGCGCTATTGGTCAGCGTGCCCACCGTTGCTTCCGTGTCAGGATTGATCGTGCTGATCTTGGTCGTGACGCTGGCGCCAGCCGGAATAACGACATCGGCGATGGCGCGGAGGAACCGCTTGCTGTGCATGTCGCCGAAGTCGTAGCGGCGGGTCTTGATGCTGCCGACCACTGGGCTGGTGCCGCCGTTGACAGCATTGTCGTCGGTGGCGGCGGTGACTTCTTCCAAAAGGTAAAGGTTGCCCGCGCGCGGGATGCTGAAGACGCGGCGGTTGTTGCTGTGGGTGGCAACGAGGATCTGGTTGACCGAGGCGCTGGACGGATAAGTGTCGCGGTATTCCCATGAGTCGGTCAGCGCATTCCACGCAATGACGAGCTGGTTGCCGTCGAGCGGTTCGGCACTTGTCGGAAGCGCAATGAGGTAGCGGTTGGCGTGCCATACGCCGAAGGCGGATTTCTCCACGCGGGACTGCACCACTTGGCCAAACAAGTCGGCGATAGGCTCTGACAGCGGCTTGGTGTCGCCGCGAAGTTTCAAGTCAAGGCGGCTGTCGAGGCGGTAGATCCCTGCGTCAGACAGGAAGAAGACAAAACTGCCTGCGGTGACAATGGTGTTGCGGGCGCTGCATCCGATCTCGTTTGTGAGCATCGTGAGTTGTGACACCGGAGTGTCCACCGAGAAGGCGCTGCCATCTGTGGACGACACTTGGCCGAGGGTGGCGAGCCAGATGGACTTCCTACAGAAGACGAGTGCTTGCCCCTCAATCCATGGATGCACTGCAACAATGCGGTCGTCGCCGCCCGCTCCTGCGCGGAAGCTGTTCCAAAATGGGTCGTATAAGTCGGAGTCCAAAACGTCGCTGATGCCCACCGTGTCGCGGGTCTTGGCGATCCATAGCCGATTGTTATGGTAACTCGCCCAGCCGACACTCGGCATGCGGGTGTAGGTGACGCCTTCGCTTGGCACACCTGCGGTGGCGCGGACGAAGTTGCCAGCGCCGCCGTCCCAATAGATTGGGGGCTTCACGCGGCGAACCTTGATGCCTGCGGCAGCGTGGGTTGCAGTGCCGCTTGGAACGGTAATCGTGAAAGAGTCTGTAGCGACACCTGTAACGTCGTATTCGTGGCCGTCGAACGCGGGCGTTGTGCTGCCTTCGATGCGGACGCGGGCGCCTTCGGGGTAGCCGTGGGCGGTGACGTTAATGGTGGCCGTGGTGGTGCTGACCGTTATGCCGGAAGCGGTCGTGAGCTTTTGCTCCCAGCCGGTGACGGCGCGGTCGGCTT